CCCAAGCTGAACACCCCTGACACTAAGTTCAATGCTGATGGTGAGTATACCGTTAAGCTGAAGCTCACTGTCGAGGATAGCCAGCCTCTCATCAAGCAGCTTGAAGAGCAACGTGACTTCTACAAATCACAAGCTGTGAAGAAAGACCCGAAGGTCAAGCAGTATGGTGAGGCACCATTGTACGAAGAAGAGACTGACGATCAGGGTGACCTGACAGGTTTCAACATCTTCAAGTTCAAACAGAAAGCTAACATCACCCTGCGTGATGGAAGCACCCGCCCCATGACTGTTGCTCTGTTTGATAGCAACAAGACCCCAACGCACCAAGAGGTGACAGGTGGTTCATCCATCAAGGTGGCCTTCAAGGCTATCGGATATGCAATGCCAAGCACTCGCATGGTTGGTGTATCCCTACGCCCAAGCGCAGTTCAGATCATCGAACTGGCAGCATCAGCATCTGCTTCAGAAGCTGTAGACCTCTTCGAGAAAGAGGATGGGTTCGTCGCTGATAGCTTCGAGAACGTAGAGAAGGAAGCAGCCTTTGATGACTCCGACTTCTAAGCGCAAGCTTGGCGGTGGTTCATTAACAAGGTCAGATGTCAGAGCAATGGCATTGAAACATGGTTGGCGGTCGGGCTTAGAAGAAAGCCTTGCCGCCGACTTACGTTCTAAGGGTGTCGAGTTCGAGTACGAGGAACACAAGATTGAATACCTCGTTCCTGAACGTCGAGCAAAGTACACCCCAGATTTCTACGTTTATACAAGAAGCGGCAAGCTTATCATCATCGAAAGCAAGGGCCGCTTCGTAACTGCCAACCGACAGATGCACCTGTTAGTCAAGCAACAGTACCCAGACTTGGACCTGAGGTTTGTGTTCTCAAACCCCAACCAAAAAATCTCAAAACAAAGCAAAACAACTTACGGCATGTGGTGTGAGAAGCACGGCTTTCTCTACGCAGCCAAGGTTGTGCCACAGGAATGGATAAATGAATAAAGATATCAAACATATCGTGGTTCATTGCTCATACACCCCACCTCAGATGGACATAGGCGCGAAAGACATTGACCGCTGGCATCGAGAAAGGGGGTGGATGGGCATTGGATATCATGGCGTCATCACCCGTAAGGGTAAAGTAGAAATGGGAAGACCTCTCGACAAGACAGGTGCCCATGTCCGATCAATCAACCGTACATCACGAGGCATCTGCCTGATCGGTGGTATGACGCGTGATAAATCAGGGGCTGCAGTCAACTACTCAGACGAGCAGCTTGATGCCCTTCGAGCACTGATAGACGATTGGAAAGAACATCACTTCCCGCTCGCCAAAGTATCCGGTCATGTCGATTGGGATAAGGGTAAAACCTGCCCCAACTTTGATGCCGCACATTGGTATAAAACCGGACAGGTTATTAGCAATCTTTAGTTAGGTTGCACCAACACTACGACTATCACTGGCTCACCTTAGGGTGGGCCTTTTTCTTTTTAGAACCCTAACAGCTAGGAGACATCATGTCACAATCAGTCAAAGTAAAAGAACACCTCAAAACCTACGGCTCCATCAGCGCACTAGAGGCTCAGAGTAACTACCAGATCTGGCGGTTAGCTGCAGTCATCAATCGCCTGAAGAATGCTGGCCTGTCGATCAGCACTGTAATGAAGACAGCCCCGAATGGAGCGAAATATGCAGAGTACAGATACAACCTTACTGCATAAAACATCCTGCGAATGTGGATCGTCCGATGCACGGGCGGTCTACTCCGATGGCAGTTCATACTGCTTTTCGTGCGAAAAATATTTCAAGGGTGACAGCATGGACACTGAGTATATAGCACCGACCAAAGCTGCAGGTCTCATCGAATCCGGTGAGGTCCAAGCGTTAGGCAAGCGGCGTATCACAGAAGATACATGCCGCAAGTTTAACTACACCGTCAGTCAGTACGGTGGTCAGAAGGTGCAGGTTGCAAACTACAAGAACCGTGAAGGCCAAGTCGTAGCACAGAAGATCCGCTTCGCTGATAAGACCTTCAAGTTTCTGGGGGATGCAAAGCAAGCTGGCTTGTATGGTCAACACCTATGGAAAGATGGCGGCAAGAACTCTATGCTGGTCATAACAGAAGGCGAAATCGATGCCCTCTCTATGAGCCAGTTGCAAGGCAACCGCTTTCCAGTTGTATCCATTAGCCAAGGCGCTGCAGGTGCCAAGCGTGTCATCCAACGTGAGCTAGATTTCGTTGAGAGTTTCGACAAAGTGGTCATCATGTTTGACCAAGACGAAGCAGGTCGTGCTGCAAGCATAGACGTTGCTCAACTCTTGACTCCATCTAAGGCTCACATTGCCGCCCTGCCCCTGAAAGACCCCAACGAAATGTTGGTACAGGGGCGGGGCAAAGAAGTGATTGATGCTATGTGGCAAGCGAAAGCTTACAGGCCAGACGGTATCATAGCTGGCACTGACCTTTGGGAAAGTGTCTCAACTGATGACGAGCAACAGTCCATCCCTTATCCCTTTGACGATCTTAATCAAAAGACCAGAGGCATGAGAAGGGGTGAACTGGTTACCTTAACGGCTGGAAGTGGCGTTGGTAAATCTCAAGTATGCCGTGAGATTGCTTATCATCTTATCCAACAAGGCGAGAGCCTCGGCTACATAGCCCTCGAAGAGAACGTGAAACGCACGGCTCTAGGGTTAATGGGTTTGGCAATCGACAAGCCCTTACACTTAACAAAGGAAGGAGTGTCAGATGATACTCTCAAGTGTGCTTTCAATGACACCGTTGGGTCTGGTCGTGTTTTCCTCTACGATCATTTCGGCTCTTGTTCTACCGACAACCTCATCAGCAAAGTCAGATACCTTGCCAAGAGTTGTGGGGTTGGCTGGGTTGTGCTCGATCACCTCAGCATTGTTGTATCAGGTGTTGACGATGGCGATGAACGGAAGGCTATAGATGTCATAATGACTAAGCTCCGGTCTCTAGTCGAAGAGACAGGGATCGGGCTTATACTTGTGTCTCACCTACGAAGACCATCAGGTGAGAAGGGTTGGGAAGAAGGTCTGCAGGTCAGTCTCAATTCCCTTCGAGGTTCCGCATCGATAGCCCAGCTATCTGACATGTGCATCTCCATCGAAAGAAACCAACAGGGTGACAACCCTAACATCTCAACCATGCGTGTGTTGAAGAACAGGTACACAGGTGAAACTGGTGTAGCTGCTTACCTTCATTACGACCAAGACACAGGCCGCATGGTCAACGTCGAAGACCCATCAGTCTTTGATGATGACGATAAGCCTGACTTTTAACAGCTACTCGAAAGGGAGAGCATGAGACTTCTATTTGATATCGAAACCAACGGCCTGATGGATGAGCTAGATACTGTTCACTCACTGGTAATGATAAACATAGACAATGGTGTGGTGTATTCCTGTGCAGATCAGGAAGGTTACATCCCCATAGAGCTTGGTCTTACCATCATGGATACAGCAACCATGTTGATCGGACACAACATCCAAGACTTTGACCTTCCAGCTTTGGAGAAGGTATATGGATATGTATATACGGGCGAGATACATGACACATTAATCATGTCTCGTTTGGTCTGGTCGGACCTGAAGGACAATGACTTCCGGTACATTAAGAAGAACACAGAGTTCCCTCGAAATCTCATAGGCTCTCATGGTCTAAAGGCTTGGGGCCTACGGCTATCTAACCTCAAGGATGATTACGATGGCGGCTGGACCTCATGGTCTAAGGTCATGCAAGATTACTGCGAGCAAGACTGCCAAGCTAACTGGACCCTCTACAAAAAGATTATGTCCAAGAAGCCCAGCGCAGAAAGCATCAGCCTTGAGCATGAGTTTGCTGCAGTCATTCGCAAGCAAGAGAAGATAGGTTTCAACTTCGACATCAGCGCAGCCAATAAGCTTCTATCTACCCTGCAAGGTAGACAGGCAGAGCTTGAAGCTGAACTGCAGATTTCTTTCCCACCTTGGGAAATCAGAGAACCATTCGTACCTAAAGCAAACAACAAGACCAGAGGGTACGTTAAGGGTGAGCTTACCTACAAAGTTAAAGAGGTAGTCTTCAACCCTGCCAGCCGTGACCACATAGCAGACAGATTGCAAAAGCTGCGCGGCTGGAAACCTGAACTGATGACAGAACAGGGTAAGCCTAAGGTAGACGAAGCTGTCCTCAAGACACTTGATTATCCTGAGGCTGCACTTCTGAACGAGTACCTTCTAATCAACAAACGTATCGGTCAGCTTGCTACTGGTGCAAATGGCTGGTTGAAGATGGTCAAGGATGGAAAGATTCATGGTCGTGTTAATACCAACGGGGCTGCGACAGGTCGCTGTACACACAGTAAGCCTAACGTAGCGCAGACCCCCAGCATTGGCGCAGCCTACGGTAAAGAATGCCGTGAGTTATTCCATGCACCTGAGGGTTACTCGTTGGTGGGTGCAGATCTTTCAGGCTTAGAGCTACGCTGCTTGGCACACTTCATGTCCAAGTATGATGATGGTTCTTATGCTGATGTTGTGGTCAATGGTGACATCCATACCCTCAACCAGAAGGCTGCAGGTTTACCTACTAGGAACAACGCCAAGACATTCATCTATGGATTCTTGTATGGCGCAGGTCCAGCCAAGATCGGTTCGATTGTAAATGGTAGTGAGAAGGAAGGGCGTAAGCTTATCGCAAAGTTTATGAAGGCTACCCCTGCTATCAAACTACTACGCGCTGCAGTCGCAGAGGCGGTAGAGAAACAGGGTTACCTTGCAGGTCTGGACGGTAGGCAACTACCAATCCGGTCAGGTCATGCAGCCCTTAACACCCTACTCCAGTCTGCAGGTGCAGTCCTATCCAAGAAAGCATCAGTCATCCTGTATGAAAATCTAACCCTTAACGATCTGAAGTGGGGTGAGGATTGGGCACAGGTAGCTCACGTTCACGACGAAGTTCAACTCATAGCAAGAAAGGAGATAGCTGATTATGTCGGACAACAAGCAGTTAAATCTTTTCAACTCGCTGGAGAATACTACGACTTCCGATGCCCCATCACAGGAGAATACAAAGTGGGCAACAATTGGGCAGACACACACTAGCAATCCTGTAAGCATCAGGAAGCGCAACAAAGTACAATGGCGCAAACGACAGCTAGTTGCTTACAAAGGTGGAAAGTGTGAACGATGTGGTGGTGAGTACCATGAGAACGTCTATGACTTTCACCATTACGATCAGAGCTTGAAGAGCTTTGCAGTTAATCAATCTACCTACCAACGTAAGTGGATAGACTTAGTGGAAGAGGTGGATAAATGTTTCCTTCTTTGCTCCAACTGTCACCGCGAAGTTCACACCCACAACGAACCAGCTTTCATTAAATCTAACCCTAAAGGTGTACTATGACTGACGTACAATACATGACCCACATGGGTGACGATGACCTAGTGTGTGACGCAGCTAGAGTTTCATTCAACAAACAGGCAGAGAACTATGGACCCAATCAAAACGAAAGGCTCATTAACTTCCTCGCAAGAGAGAAACACTACCACCCATTCTCCCACCCCGTTGCGACCTTCAGATGCACCACCAGCATATTCGTCGCAAGGCAATTGGCAAAGCATCAGGTCGGTGGAACATGGAACGAGGTCAGTAGACGGTACGTTAAAACCTCACCCACATTCTGGACTCCGACATTCTTTCGGGATTCCATTAAAGAGATC